ACTCTCTGACAGCCATCCCACTCAGCGGGATCAGGATGCCTTGATCACGAAGTTGCATGGCACCAGGGTCACCACCCAACGCCGGCAACGTGGCTTGCTGGCGAAGGTTCAGACCTTCGTAGCTGCCAATCACCAGACTCAGGTCAGTCATCGGGCATCCGTTGTCGACCAAGACGCGACGAACCAAAGCTGCGTCTCCAAGACCCAGGCCGAGGACGTACTTGAACACTTCGTTGCCGATGGTGCCAACACAGCGGCTCGCCCCCTCCTTCGCCGTCTTCCACAGGTTCGCCTCGATCTCGTTGACCAGCGTGCGGATCGCTTGCGCGACCTGATCGCGCTGGATGGAACGCCGGCCATGAGCGGCACCGACCTGCAGTTCTTCTTCACCAGTCCACTGGAACGGAACCACGCGAGACGCAGTGATCACCAGCGAGTTCGTGCCGATGGTCTGTGCTCCGGTATCGGGCGGCAGACGGTCAGGTGAAGCGGTTTCAGCAGCAGCAGCCGGCGCAACGTAGGAACGGATCGCTTGGCTGACTGCGGCACGCGCACTAGACGCATTGAGCGTGACGGACGGGATCATTCCCGTGAGTTCTCGGGCAACGATATCCATTGCCTCGTAGAGGTCAGGGATCAAGCCGGTAAGGGTCGTGGTATTTGCCATCTAGGGCTCCTGTGAGATTGGGTTGTCAATCCACGATCACCATAGTCTTCGCTGCGTTGGCCTTATCAACCACACTCATCGAATCGAACTGGGCTCTCGTGACTGTTCTCTTGCCACCAGCACCGCCACTGCCGCCGCCAGATGGAGCCCCGCTTCCTGACTGCCCAGTTCCCTTCAGGATCGAGTCCTTGTACGGATACTGGTCGACCAGAATCATCAGTGCCTCATCGAAGTCTGCAATCTCACCGGGTTTCGTGCGGCTGAAAATCTTCTGCCCGCTCGAATCCGCAGCATAGATGCGGCCTTCCTCAATACCGAAGTGCTGTCCGAACCGCGCCTGTACGAGATCAGCAGGGATGACGAACTTCTCGGCAATGGTCTTGGAGCGTGTGAACGCGCCGCCGACCTTCTCCTCGAACAAGGAGCTTTGCATGCCTTCGAGCTGTCTCTGCAGATCACTCAGTTGCGAGTCGTACACCTTTGAGATTTCCGACCGTACCTTGTCGATTTCGCCGGCATCCACCAGCTTCTTGTGATCGAGTTTGGCAATCGTATCCAGCGCTTCCAGCGCTTTCCTCGGGTCTTCAATCCCGGCGAAACCCTTCAGCTTGTCTTTCAGCTCCTTGATCTCGGTCTCGAACCGTGCAGCTTGCGCGGCACGAGTGTTGATCGAGGTGAAAGCTGCAGAGGCGTCGAATTCCGCTTCCTTGCCGTCATCATGGATGTAGACGGGCATCAACTGACCGTTCACTTCCTTGGTTACGACACCCTTCTCGTCGGTCTTGAGTTTCATTGCGATGCTTTCCCCCGGCTATCCCGCCAGGAAACGCTGGGCTATCCCGCCCGCTACGCACAACCGACTCCACGGCTGTGTTTCGCAACCCGCTCTTGGGTATGTTCCTATTATGAGCGCTTACCAGACTGTGCAGTCAAGGACCTTCGTGCTGCGTCGAGTTTCTTTTGCTCTGCGGCAATCTCGGCCTCGCTTACCCTCTTGCCGGTGAGCTTCTCGAACAGCTTGGCGAGGTTCCTCGCGTCTGTCGGGTCGGTGCATAGTGTGAGATTCGGCTTGGTCATTTGGCTGCTCCTCCTGAAGTGGCGTTCCGGTTGACAATCACGCTGTGCCCCTCGTGGAGCACGTAATATCCGATTTGGTCATGCTTGAGGCTGAGCCTTTCGGCCTCTTTGGCAGACCCAACGACCCTCGACACATCTAGGAAGCCGCCACCGGTCTCCGGGTTGTGCCAAGCTCCGATGTAGTTTTCCTTGTCATTGAAGAGCGCCATGTTCTTCTGCACAAAGCTGCTCAGGTCCGAGAACTTCAGATTCTTCGGGTCGAACGGTGTAGACAGATCGGGCCTGATGCTGACAGAAAACCCCCAGCGTGGCTCCTTCCCGGTCGCCAGCGCATAGGTGAATCCGCCATCCGGTTCAGCAGTCCTCTGCGCCAGCTCGTCCATCGACATCGGCACAGAGCTTCCCTCCACCTTCGACCTGACCGTCACGAACCGACCACCAGTGCTAACCCCCTTCGGGTCACGAGGATGCAGGGCTTCGTTGAACGTGCTCATGGTCGTACCCCTGGCGGCGTGGTCAATCGCTTCGTCCCGATGTACTTGACCGGCACGTTGCGCTGGCCGAGAAGCACGGCGATCCCGTATGGCTGACCATGCACTGTGTGCATGTATGACTTGAGGTAGTAGCCGTCGTAGCCGGCACGAACGACAGCCATCTCCGATGCGTTCATGTCTCCGCGACCTCGACGCCAAACTGCAGCGCCATCCCTCGCGGGATCGTAGAGGTTGCGGAGAGTTACTCGATGGGCGTGGGACCCGACACTCGTCTCGGGCTGCACCCCGTGCCCCTCATCGATGTAGAAGTAGATGCGGTTCCTGATCTCGGACGGCGCAGATGCAAGCCTGTCCCTCTCGATCCCTCGTCCGCCAGTGCCGTATGCCTCGCTGCTCAGCGACGTGCGACCCTCGGAGGAATAGTGAACTGCCGAGGCTTGGACGGCTCCTTCGATGGGGTTCCCGTACTCGGGTATCGGCGCTCCATCTCCTTGTCCATCCTGTCCCTGATCTGCTTTTCTTGCTTGCGGTCCATACGATCCTCCTTTGGTGGTGAACTCCCCACCCTTCTCCGTGCCGGCAGGGACACGGGGATGAAGGTCCTCGCGGAAGGCTGGGGCAATGGACGCGCCGCCCATGCCACGGCCTCGGATCATATCAGCAGCCCTTCTTCTTGGGCGGCATGACGGGCTTGTTGGGCGGCAATTTCTTTCGTGTCTTCATGATCGTCTCCTGCTCTTCCACAAGCTCAAGGTACTCGATTGTGCCCTCTGCAACTCCGCATGTGCAATCTCCCCAGAGCTGTGATCTGGTTCGCCCGCAACCCATGCAGTAGAAGGTCACATGTCCAGTCTCTTGAACGTCTTCTCATCACTGGCTCTCAGCTCATCAAGCGTTAGATGCCTTCCCTTGTTGTTGTAGAACTTGCTGAGCGTGTACTTGCCTTCCCGCATCAACTTGGCTCTGTTTGGCCCGAGTATCTCCCTTTGCCTCTCGGCTGGTTGCTTCTCCAGCCACTCTGCATAGGTGACCTTCGCGGACACAGGACCATCCATGCTCGCTCTGACCCTGGTGCCCTGCGAGTCAAACATGTCTGGCAAGTCAGGGATTGCTGTCGAGCGGCAATTCCAATGTGCGTTTCCTGGGCCACCAAGCCATTCGATCTTGTGACCCACAGGCTTGCCGTCGAGTGTGTAGTGCAAGCCGTCCCTGAGCTGGCATATCTCGCTCGTGCGTGTGTCGAGGGTCGACAGCCACATCACCGACTGGATGATGTCCTTGTTGGCCTTGTAGACCTCTTCACGGGCAGCCTGAGCGTAGTGCCCTATCGCCGTGCGCACGATTGCCTCTGCGTGGCGTCTATCCACCCCCAGCAGCCCGTCTGAGTACCCGGCAGCCCTGGTCCCCCTGAGCTGCTTGATCATCTCGGCCACGGTCGCTCCGCGCATGTACCCCATCGCGAGGTTGTCCTGAATGCGTTGCATGCGGCTCTGGGCAAGGCTAAGTGCCCAGTCCTTCATGAGCCGGCCAAGCAACGGCTTCGAGTTGCCGGCGGCGTATGCCTGCGCGTTCGAGATCGGGCTGCCGGCAATCAGCCGCGTGCTGAACCCTGCCTCGTGCACGGCAAGCGACACCAGCTCACCGTCAAGACGTGCCATCACAGACCTGTAAGCCTCTGCGTTGACTGAACGTATCGAGCGAAGCAACTCCATGAGCCGCTTCATGCTGAATTCTGTGAACAAGTGCTCCGCGAGTGCAGCATACAGCTCCTCGAACAATCCCTTGTCCGTTGCGTCAAGTATGCGAAGGATGTCTGCGACGACGCTGTTCGCGTATGCGGACAGGTCGACCGCATGACTGATCGCGGCGTCTCGCACTCTAGGCACGTTTGACCTTCATGGCTTCTTGACCTTTGGTGCAACTGTCAGGCCAGACAGCAGATCACCGAACGTTTTCGTGCCGGCGGGCTTGCGCGTCATGCTGTCACCACCCTTGAATCCGCGCCGCGCATACCAGTCATGCAGCGCTTTCCTGCCAAGGTTCTTCCCCTCTCTCGCCCCAGCGTTTGTGAGCGGGTGAACGTCGAGCTTCATCGTCACCATGTTCCTGTCCGCAAGCTCAAGCACCTTGTTCAGCGCTGACGATGCCTGCCCTGCGTTCTTCTTTTCGTAGCTGGTGATGAACTGCAGCAGCACATTGCCCTCGTGCTTCGCAAGACCCACGCCAACGTTCCCTATCAAACGCTGCGTGCGGTCGAACGGATGAGGGTACGAAATCTTGTAGAACTCGGACATCATCTTGTCGGCAGATGTCCATTGACCGCCCTTCTCTGTGCCGGCAGGAACACGCGGCTGGTCTTCGCTGAAGTGGACGACCTTCATGACTTCTTGGCCTTCGGCAGCACGTTCATGCCTGCCAGGATGTTCTTGGCTACGACAGGCTCCTTGCCGGCGCTCTGTGGCTTGCGCACTGGGCCGACAGGCTTGTCGAACCCGCAGCGCAATCTGAGCATCGCGCTCAACATGCGCAGTGCTTCGTCTTCGTTGTCTTGGGAATCAGGCATCACGACCCCCTCTTCAAGCTGTCATACATCTCGGCACCCTTGCTGTAGCCAACGTTATCCCTGGACTTGCTGCCCAGGTGACTGTAGAGCTGCTGCTCATAGAACCACGAGACCGACTGAACCTGCTTCGGCTTGAGACCGACACGAGACGCGACCCTTGACATCATCGTGTTGATGACAGAGCGCTGCTTGTCTGTTGGCATATCGCGCATGGCGAACTTGCCATCGACTTGCGTGCCAACCTGCTTGAAGTATCGGTTGAATGTTCGTGTTGCCCACCTGTCGACAGGCACCCCTGTGTCTGCCCCGCTAAGGCTTGCGACGAATGGGCCAACCTTTGGCCCGAAGATCGTGAACCCAGGCAGCATCACCCCTGAGTCCTTCAGCCTGAACTCGTCAGCAGTCTGACCACCGTATGACTTGACCGCATACGCACGGGAAAGCGCACTGTGATCCTCGACCAGCCACTTGACAGCCTCTGCACCACCCTTCTCCTGAATGAGTGCGTTCAGCATGTTCAGTGCCTTCTCCTTGTTTGCGCTCACAAGGCCGCCCATCCAAAGCTGACCGTTCTCTGGGTTGCGCCCAGGCATGACGCCTGTCTTGAGATACTCCTCGTAAGCCTGCGCCGCGATCTTCCAGTTGTAGTCAGGGTAAGTGGACGGCGACATGATCCCGGCCACAACAGAGAAGAGCGTCTGATGCCTTGGGTCCTGAAGTTGAGGTATGTGCTGCATCGTGATCGCGAATGCCTTGCCAACATCCTCCTCGTACCAGTCGAGCCCTGAGTTGGCCTGCTGCATCTGGAAGAGGACCTCCTCCTCCATCGCTTTCTCGGCCTTCGCCAAGTTGTCCCTGACGATCTGAAGCTCCCTCTTCGACATCCCAGGCTTCTCCTCCCACGGCAAGGGACCACCCTTGTCGAGCTGCGCCGCGATGTCCTCCAGGCTTACCTGCTTGCCTTCGACCTTCTTCCCTTTGCGAATTCCGACAGATGACCACTCACCAGAATCAGGCGAGCCCTTTGGAACGCGAGGCTGGTTAGGGTTGAATGCCATGCTACTTCTTTGGCTTGAACTTCGGATTGATCTTCATGAACGCATCAACCCTCTTGATGTACAGCAGCGCCCGACCTTCGTTGTCACTCGCGCCTGTACCTTGCTTGCCTGGACGCCCACCCGAACCTATCAGGTAGTCGAATTCCCCTTCGCGAGCAAGCTTCAGTGTCTGAGGGTGAGTCAGGATGTATCGAGCCTGCGCCTGCCAAGGGTAGTGCGCAACACCCGCTCTTGGCGTTACGTCGCGTAGAACAAACGGCGCATCCCACTGCGACTTCGGAACGTGAAACTCAAACGTGTTCTTGTATCTCACTTCCCCGTAGAACGGAGTCTCTCCAGCATAGACTGCGCGAGGCCCTTCGATCCCTCTCGCGTGCTTGATGCCGAGCCCGGTCTTCATGATCGACTTCAATTCATCTTCGCCGGTCTGGTGGTACAGCCTGACATGCCCCTCCGGTATCGGCATGGTTCCTGGCTCTGGTGGGAGAGGCGCTGCATTCTTGCGCCGCGCCCTCTCAACAGCAGACATGCGAGAAAACTGCCCTCCAGTTGGCCTTCCCTTCGGGTCGCGAGGTTGATTCGGGTTGTACATGTCAGCGACCCTTCTTCGGCTTGGTGCTCAGCTTCGCTGCAGCCCTTGCGCTGTCCTTGACTCCCCACTCGACAAGCTTCGGATGAACGTCTTTGCCAAGAACCCTCATGCGTGCGGCCTCAGACATCGTTTCGCTGACGGCATGAAAGTCGCGGCTCGGGCCAAACCACTTCTTCAACAGACCACCGTCACTGCGTGTCACAGCGGCATGCTTCACGTACTTCGCGGCGTATGAACTTGGCACCTTCGTCATGTTGCGTGTTAGCCATGACGCACGCTCCGCTATCTCTTTGCTGCCAAGCTTATGAGCAACATCGAACCTTGCGTGCCCCGCCTCATGATGGATGATGCCTGCTATGTGCTTGTCTGATAACGAGAACAGATGCGCTGGGTTCAAGTTGATCGACTTGTCTCTCGGTTTGTAGAAACCTGACATGTGATCCTTGCGAGCAAGAATGACGATCTTCGCCTTCTGGTCAAGCGCATTGAAGACCTCCTTGGCAATGCTTTCCACACGTGCGATGTGGTGCAGCCTGAATGCGTGTGCGGATACAGCTTTCCCGTTGACAGTCCACTGCCCGCCATTAGGCGAGCCCTTCGGAGCGCGAGGCTGCTTCGGGTCGAATGCCATCACTTGCCCCACTTGGCTCTGATGTTGAACGCCGCGTTTGCGTTCGTGTCAGCGCTCTTCTTCCACCTCGGCTCCCGCGTCAGCTTGAACTTCTCGGCCATAGTCTTCGACATGCGTTCATGCTTGCTTGCTTGCTTGCGCCAGTAGGTCTGATCCGCTGTTTGGGCGCTGCTCATCTTCGCGACATCAGTCTCCCATCGCCAGCCTCCATACGTGCCTCTCTCACCGGCCCCACGACGAAACACAGCCTCTGCACCATCCTCTGTCACACGCCCGAGTGCGTACTGGAACGCAGAGCTTCCATTCGGTATCAGCGTGTGCGCAACCTCTTTCCCTACGATCCCATCGACCCACAGATCGAGTGGTGCGAACTCACCACCCTTCTCCGTGCCGGCAGGGACACGGGGATGCTTGGAAGAGTCCCATCCCATAGATGCGTCTCCTATGCGTAGATTCGTCTGGCAACGGACAGCGAAGGAAGAATGTCAACCGGGTGCCGCTGCTCGTTGCGTACCTTCCAGTCGCCTCGCTTGTCGATTGACTCTTCGATGAACCACCCATCGTGGGTCAAGTAGCCAACGTGCGTGCGAGTCAGTTTCCCCGGTGGCGGAAGCTTGTATGCTTTTCCATGTAGCTCGACCGCGAGCACCTTCTCTAACGGTGACTTGCTTGTGAACTCGCCACTGGGGTCGCCTTTGCCCTTCGGTACACGAGGATGCTTTGCTGGGTCGAACGCCATGATCAGCCCCTGCTTGCCTTGGCCTTGGCTGCTGCGGCGGCTTGATCGAGGATGACCTTCGGTGGCGCAGCCTCCGTGTACGGCAAGTTCGTGTGGGGATCAATCTTTGCCTTCGGTGCATTCGGATCGACAGGTGCTGTCGGCTTGTCGAACGGTAGCCCAGTTGTTGGATCGATCTTGCCAACAGGCGGCCCCTCATCATCGATGCGCCCCTGCTCCTCTTCCCAGTCACGATCAGCAGACAGGATGCCTCTACGTTGCAGCTCCTCGAACGCGGTCTGCTTGCTCGTGATCCCGCCAGTGCTCGCCTGCATGACAACTGTCGCACTCGTCTCTGCAGTAGCCAGGACACCGAAGTCGTTGAACAGGGTCACGTTTCCGGGCTCCTCCATGTTCGACCACATGCCCATGTATTCGATTGCGAGGTCGAGTGCATCCTCCGCGTTAAGGACGACACGCTGCAGATCACTCAACGATGAAGATGCGTCACCGGCTGCCTCGATGCGAGTGCTTGGCCCTGGCTTCACTGCCATCATCTCTGCGCCAGACTGCCTCATCTCTTCCTTGAGGTCGTCGAGAGACACCTTGCCTGCACCAATCGCAGAGCCCGAGTGCTCGCAATAGCTCATCGTCGCACCGACAGGCAACTTGACGGCAGAGTTGCTGCCAAGCACGAGCTGGAAGCTGTCATCGACGCCGGCAACAGCAAGGATAGGCACACGAGCAACGTGCAACAGGTTGTCCTGATCACTCTGGCTCTGCCAGTGCTTGACGTTGAGGTGAGCCAACTCCATGAGAGGAGGGCGCGACATCATGTGCGCGATCCTTCTCCCATAGACAGTCACGAACGGGATGACACCGAGGGTGTTTGCTCCCTTGTCATACTCGACCCACGACGACTCCGATGGTCTGTCAGTCTGCTTTTGCTTGCGCCACACGCTCCACGAGTTGACTTCGAGGACACGAATCTGCTCCTCCATCTTCTGCCCGTAGTCACCATCGTTCACAAGGATGCTCTCGATGAAACGCACCTGGGTGAGTGCTCCCTTTTCATCAGTGCGCCAGCCAAGCAACTGCGTGGGCTTGACCAAGACCAAGTAGGGCCTGATTGCTAGGTCCTTCTCTTCCTGCTTGTTGAGCACCTTCTTGACCGCTGGATAGTCGACGAAGATGTGACTCTGCCCATAGCCCAATGAGCATTCGAGAACCTCTGCAGCAAATGCGTCGAGGTTGCGACCTTCACGATCCGCGTCTTCGAGCCACTCTTCAACCTGCTTGTTGAAGTCATCCGAGTAGGTGATTGGCTTCGAGAATGGCTTGCCGGCAAGAGTGTTGACCGTGCGCGAGTAGGCTGGGTAGAGCGTTGCTGTAGTGAGCCTTATCCTGTAGTTCTCGTCCGTTTCCTTGGGCCACTTCGGCAACATCCTAGTCGAACGCTTGCGCATTTCGCTGGTGCCCTTGAGAAGAGCGTCAACGATGTCCCAGTCGTCGGACATTGCGTTCACGGCACCTGTCTTGTCCGCAATCGTGCTCATGAACGCTCCTTGTTTCTGGATGACGCATTGTCATCCCTGCATCAGCTAAACGGCAAGGGACTCGGTTGATGCGATCCTTGCCGGCATAGTCACCCGATACCTGCACTCGTCAGCGCAATGATCCTCGGCGTCAGTGTCAACATCGTCCGGGTCCTTTTCTGACCTCGGAAGGCTTGGGACTGTGCGAAGAAACTGCCGGCATGTGTCGAACGTGAACAAGCCGGGGCGCTCCATAGGGAATGACAGGCAGGCATCCATCATGTCCCGCATGCGCTCCCAGCCATTTCTGCGGCTCCCAGGAGACTTGTCGGCCCTCTCCCAGCGGATGCCCTGCCTTGCCATGTCGTCAGCGATGCAAACCCCGTTCTGGGTGTCGAAGATCGAGCTGTCCGCAGGACCGGCCTGTACGCGTCCGTAGAGCCCCATGTCCTGCTCCCTGGCCTTGATGCCCCTTCCGATCTCACTGGCGAGCATCCTGACGCCTTCGTTGGCCTTCCCGGAGTACCCGTACCACTCCGCGATCCTGATCAGCGTGCCCCTCGGGAAAGCCTTCTTGACCGGCTCCCCGTTGATGTCGTTGTGCAAGGTCGCCTCGGTGCCATCGGAAACCGCCCACCAGCCCACGCTGAAGGGCCGGCTGCTGCCCCAGTCGAAGCTCCTGTCGATCCTCCACCTCTTGGGGATCTCGAACGGCTGCAGAACGTGAACCTCTTCACGCCACACACCATCGAACATGCCGCCAGAAACTATGTCCCACGAGCCGCCAAGCCACGCCTTGCGTTTGTTCTCGTCACTGATTGCCCTGAGCTTTGCGATGTAGTCGGGGTCGGCAGCCAGGAGGGTCTTGTTCTCCCTGACTGTGCCGTGAATGCGCACCCTGCTGAGCCTGCCATCCCAGATGATTTGCCCGGATGGCGCTGGGTTGACGAAATACTCCTTCACCCAGTTGTGCCCGACACCGTATGGGTTGGCTGTAGCCCTGTATTTGCGCGGCATGCCGGAGAACGATGAACGCGAGCAGGACTTCATGCTGTCATAGCAGTCCTGATTTGCCCAGTTCGTCAGCTCTTCCCATCCAATCCAGGGATACTCGTGCCCGTGATAGCTCCAGTAGTCATCGGCAGTGCGCATGTGCCGCAGGAGTAGCTGCTCTCCTGTGGGCCAAGTCCACGTGTACTCTGATGCGTTGAACCTGATGCCAGGGAAGATGCGGAAGAACAGGCGTTTGCTCTTGGCAACAACGTCCGACAACTGAGGGTATGTCTCGCGGAATAGAACGCCGCGCCAATGAATGCCAAAGCCTTGCCCACAATGCTGGGCAAAGTCCATGAGCAAAGCATCAGTCTTGCCGGGGCCTCGCGTTCCTTCGTACAGCGCTTCGTAGACAGGACATGTCAGGAAGTCATACTGCGACCCCGGATGCGGTGCCCAGATGACCTCTGGGTTCATGGTTTGTTCTTCAGCGTAGGCAGCGGCGCTTCAGCAGAGGTGCGCCACTCGAAAGTCATCGTTTCGACCTCGCCGTGCCACGCTTTGTCGCGGGAGTGCTCATTGAACCACCTGCGGATAACGCGCTGGCTGCACCCGATGTAGAGAAGTCGGCCATCCCTGTCGAAGCAGCGATAGACGCAGCTTTTCGAGCCGCCCTGTACCGACGCTGCGCTTCTCGTTGGTACTCCTTCTGGTATCCCGGCTTGTGACGATCCTTGGTCTTCGGCTTGCATGTGGGCTCCTGTGTTAAACGATCAGAGTCTACTGCG